GCGTCACGGAGATTTTGACCCGCGGGACCCTGTGCTCGATGCGATCTACCAGGCAGCCATAGCGGCAAGGCCCATCGGGCAAGTATTGCCCCCAATTGCCGAGCATATAAATGCACGGATGTCCTGCATCGAAGTAACTAGGATGGCTGCAAGGCATGAGGCAATGCGGTACAGGGAAGACATTATGGCCCTATGGGAAAAACAAGTGAGGCACTGACAATGCAGGGCATACTGCCGAAAGACTATGACGTAACAAGGCCCATACAGGGGCCAGACTGGCAAGAAACCCTAGACTGGTATCGGACACTGCCGCAGATAGGTAGACTGTCCCATGCTGTAGACTTATGGCGGGAGCTTGACGCAATGCAGTTAATAGTAGGGGAACAAGATGAGAACGATTAAGGTTTTATTGTGGGTAGCGTATGGCACCATGGCCTTTATGGCAGGTTACCTGGTAGCACGTATTCTGTACACTGTAACCCTGTAAAAACGGCCCTAGAAGGCCATTCAAGGCCTACCCGGTAGGTAGGTATTACTTTTTAACTAAAGAGGCTCCAGCATGAATACAGAAAGGCCAGAATGGCATTCAATGGCAGTAGCACCCCTGCCCATCGGAAATTACAAAAGATGTAAGTGCTCAGTGTGCGGTAATGTGTTTAGCAGTACGTCCGCATTCGATAGGCACCGAGTCGGCGCACACGGGACACCTGAGCGCAGGTGCGTTGATCCGCGCAGCATCGGCATGAGAATAAGAACAGTCACAGGCGGCACCGAGTTTGCTTTTCCGAGTGATCCACGCGCATGGGGAATCAGCAATGTTTGAACGTATACCGCAGGACAAAGAAGCCCTCAGGGCCGAACTGGCAGTAAAGATGGCAGAATGGGAGGCAAGGCACCAGGTAACAGTATTGCCTCCATGCCGTGAGAGCCGTTATATTTATGCAGTGCGTCTCGATGGCGATGCTGTAGCAGAGGCTGATGTCTTGCTGAAAGCGCCTCGATGGTACCCAGGTATCGAGGAGATGGTCAAGAAAAGACAGACTGCCGTCGCGGATGCCATTGCGGCACAGAAGGCAGCAGGCAAGGCTGCTTATGCGCAAGCACGGAAACAGGGATTATCCGAGTATGAGGCTAATCAGGCCCGAAAGGCCGCACAGAGGAAGACCAAACTGGACTACAAGGATGCCTTGCAGCGGGATAACAATAGTTTATACAACAGGACGGGAAAGCTATGATGGCTATATTGCCAATATGTTTACCCATATTGACTATATAGACCGAAACGGCCAGTTTATACTCTTTACCCCTTTCGTCCTTGACGATGGACACAAGATAAAGGACAATGGACAACAGGCGAAGGGCCGTGTTGGTCATTTTAGTGATGAGTCAAAAACGTGTCAATAGGTTAATTGTGTATCCAATGAGGAGACCGTAATGGTAATAGAACGAATAATTGCAGGAGTGTTGACCGATGAGGACGCCGAGTTGTATGCTGCCGCTCGGGAAGTAATGACTGGTGCCCCTCTGTTCGCCGTAGCGGATGCCTATGGCATTGCGGCAGCGGACATTGAAGTGCTCGTTGAGGAATTGACTGAGCTTGAACGTGAATACGCCAGGATGGCCCTACATACCATTTCAGACTTGAGGAAAAACCATGATTAATGACGATCCGATGCGCACAGGTGACGAAGACTACATGACACCGAGTCAAATGTTTGTTTCAACAATGCGGGACTTTGACTCGATTTTCGGGCATAAGCCGCTGCGCAAGATGACCGATGCGGAAGAACGTGCTAGGGATATGTACTGGCACCAGAAGGAAACGGAAGCAATGGAGCGTTTCCAAAGAGGTGATGAATGACTAAAACAGCATGGTATCACTTACCGAACGCAGCGCACATAAGCCGTGTGCTTGCACATGTGAGAGCTAACCCCCAGAAATGGGCCGCAGCTTCGGACGCAGCTTCGGACGCAACTTGGGCCGCAGCTCGTAAGGCAGCCTGGGCCGCAGTTTATGACACAGCTTGGGCCGCAGCTTGGGACGCCTGCTTGGCACTCATAGCGTGGGATAAAGCCGGTGAATTAGTCGACAAAACCCCGCAGCAGCTTAAGGCACTAAGTGACGCAGGAGTACACGCAGCCACTCTGCTGCTGCCTGCGAGTATAGCAATGGCCGGAACGGGAGGTGATGAATGAAAGACATTGAATACGCAGCGCTGGCGATGGGCTTTGATGATGCCGAACTGGATGCCGTGACCGGGCTGCGCTGCTTTTGGTGGCCGCTGAACGATGACGGCGACTCGCGCAGGCTGGAGAGGGCGTGTATGCACTGGCTACACTCAAATGAGACAAAAGTCCCGGTCTATGTATGGGAGCTTGACTGCGAACTAGATGACGCAAGACGCGCAGGAAGTCCGCAGGAATACCGCGCCGCAGTATTCGCGCTGGCGGTGGCAATAGGCAAGTTGATTGATGGGGGTACTAAATGAGCGAGCTCAAATGCACATACTTCGACCATGTGGCGCCGGAGCTGTACGCATGGTTGGATCAAAATTTAGAAACACACACAATCAGGGACAGGTACGGCGACTCGCACGGTCTTATTGAAGTGGTGCCTGCTGAGGCTGTCCTAGCCCTACTCGCCGGCAAGGTGCTGTGCGATGCGGAGCCGTTCGGCTACTTTAAGCCGGAGCCGTTCGGATGGACTGACTGCGCAGAGACTGACGAAGGGGCGCGACCGCTTTATGCTGCTGCCGACATGGGCAAGGAGGGCGGGAAATGAGCACACTGATTGAAATGAAAAACCCTAAGACCGGGCAGATTGAGAAGGCCATACGCCAGCCCGGCTACTACGGCCCAGGACAAGCCAGCATTACGTTCATCTCAGACCGTATGACGCAGTACAATGAGAATGATCTACTGGCAGGCAAGACAGGCTCTGAGTCCGGTATGGACGGCCTAATAAAGAAGGTGACGGACTGGAGCCGGGACAGGAAGATATTGGAGCATGGCAATCTTCGCACTCAATGCCTGAAGCTCATGAGCGAAGTGGGTGAACTGGCAGACAACATTGCTAAGGGCAGGGATACCAAAGATGACATAGGGGACTGCCTGGTTATCCTGAACAACCTTGCCATCATGTCAGGATCAAACCTGAAGTCCTGCCTCGAAGTGGCCTATGAGGACATAAAGGAGCGCAGAGGCATCATGAACCCTAATGGTGTGTTTATAAAAGAGGCTGATTACTGATGGCATTCCTGAAATCACACATCCCCTGTCCGGATCAGGAGAACTGCGGGAGCTCCGATGCTGCCGCAATGGACGACAAAGGCAAGATATGGTGCTTTAGTTGTTCCAAGCAGTTTGACGGCCCTGCTGGTGCTGTGGATAACATACAGCGACCGACAGCAAAGCCTCACTTCTCCGCTGTGGACAACTTGTTGGTAACTGGCGAGTATGAAGGCTGCAAGGATCGGGGCATCACTGCCGAAACAGCCAAGTTCTACAAGGCCCTGCATACGGCAGAGAAGACTTATTACGGCTACTTCAGCAAGGAAAGCCCTACGCAGGCCGTAGCGGTAAAGATGCGTTACCCCAATAAGTCCTTCCCTTGGGTGGGCGATCACAAAGCAGCTATCCTGTTCGGCCAACAGAACTTCCCTGCTGGGGGCAAGTACGTCACGATCACAGAGGGCGAAGAGGACGCAATGGCTGCTTACCAGATGTCAGGCAGCAAGTACCCTGTGGTGAGTGTCCGTAACGGCGCACAGGCCGCTGTGGCCTGCTGTAAGGCTCAGTATGAATGGCTGGACAGCTTCGAGAACATTGTGATCTGCTTCGATGCTGACAAACCAGGACAAGATGCTGCAAAGGAAGTGGCCCAGCTATTCGGTGGCAAGTCCAAGATAATGAAGCATCCGGAAGGCATCAAGGACGCATGTGAATATTACCAGAAGAGACGTACTGGTGAATTTATGCAGGCATTCTGGAGGGCAGAACGGTTCACCCCTGACGGCATTGTGGCCGGTGAGGCACTGCGGGAATTGCTGAAGAAGCCCATAGAAGCTCCAAAGCTGCTCTACCCGTGGAAGGGCCTGAACAAGATGCTAAGAGGCATCCGGGATGCCGAACTGGTTACTTGGTGTGCAGGGTCAGGGACAGGGAAGTCCAGCCTGCTGCGTGAGATCGTGCATTACACCCTGACCAGCACTGACCACAAGGTAGGCTTGGCCTTCCTTGAAGAGACGCCAGAACGGACGATGCGAGGCATTGCTGGTCTACAGCTAAACAAGCCTATCCATCTGGACGGTGTGGCCTATACGGCACAAGAGATTGACGATGCCTTTGATACCTTGGGCCTTGGACAGCGTACCCAGTTCTGGGATCACTGGGGCAGCACTGGCATCGACAATGTAATCAGTAGGCTCAAATACTTCGTCAAGGCAATGGGCTGCACAATGGTTATACTTGACCATATCAGCATTGTGGTGTCAGGCGAGGCTACACAGAACGAACGTCAGACCCTTGACGAGCTTATGACAAGGCTGAGGACAGAAGTGGTGCAGCAGACCCATTGCAGCTTGCACATTGTTTCCCATCTGACCAGACCAGACGGGAAGCCGCTAGAGAATGGAGCACCTGTGCATCTTGGCCTGCTTCGAGGCTCAGGCTCCATTGCTCAGTTGTCCGATGTTGTCATTGCGGCAGAGCGTAACAGCCAAGCAGAGGACTCCATGGAAAGGAACACATTGAAGATCAGGGTACTCAAGAGCCGCATCACTGGTAAGACGGGCGTAGCGACACACTTGCTTTATGATGAACATTCTGGTAGGCTCACTGAGCTTGATGAATCCCTGTAAGGAGGGACTATGGAAGTAGTGAGGACAGACAAAGCTACTTGCGAGCTGTTTGTAAACAATAAACACTACAGCAGACGGGCTTCTATCTTTTGGGCTGGTTTTGCTTTGATCGAGCAGGGCTTGGTCCAAGGTGTTTGCGTGTTCGGGCAACCGTCTGCCCCTATACAGAAACATGCTTTTTCAGACAGGGATTTTAAGCTGTACGAGTTAAGTAGGCTTGTTGTTCAGACGAAAACAAAGAACGCAGCATCTTTCTTGGTGTCTAATTCTTTGAACATGCTTGAAAGGCCATGTGCTGTCGTTTCTTACGCAGACGAACAAGCAGGGCATTGTGGGATCGTCTACCAAGCAACGAACTGGCTGTACACAGGGAAAACAGTATCGCACGACCACATGTACCTCGTAGATGGGCAGAAGGTTCACCCCATGTCGCTGAGAGACAAGGGAATAACAAGTCCTAAAACGTGGGCAAAGGAGAATAACATCCCTACCATTAAGCCGGAGCCTAAGCACAGGTACTTCTTTCTTTGTGGCACGGCGAAGCAGAAACGGAAGATGCTAGGGAAGCTGAAATACCCAGTTGAGGAGGCGTACCCAAAAAGGCAAAAAACGATGTACGACGATGGTCCTCTCCTTAACATACCACATAGAGGAGCGACAGAGGTAATGGCAGAACAGTGGGGTGCATTATGATAAGCTACAGAGACATGACATTCTGCCCCTACTGGGGAGCCTGTGAGGATGGCAAGGACTGCCCCAGAGCACTGACCAAACAGGTATCGTATGACGCAATACGCTGGTGGAAATCGATGAGGCCAGAGGATGCAGACAATGCACCCATTATGGTCTTTGCAGACACTCCGCAATGCTATAAGGAGATGAGGCCGTGAGATGCAAGGCATGTGACACAATACTGACGGAGTTTGAGGCCACAAGGAAGTCAAGAGAGTCTGGTCACTATGTAGACTTGTGTAACAGGTGCTTTCTACCGATTAAAGGGGTCTTCAAGGTAGATGAACGTGAAGACCTGAGAACCTATGAAGTACCCAGGAACGATCACTTCTGGCAGGAGGAAGATGATGAAGACTAAGGACGTAGAAGACCTCTATGACGACATCATAGCAGGCAACACTGACCTTGATGGCCTGAAGGTCTGGTTGGCAGAATGGTCTTACAAGATACTGAAGATGCTGAAAGAACACGATGAGGCCCACAATGACAACCCTGTACCTGGACATAGAGACTGACCTAGCACACAAGCGTATATGGTGTGCTGGTTACTCTGTCGATGGTGGGCCTGCTGAGATTACCCAGTATGCTCAAACTGTCAAGGATTTGTTGACAGTTGCGGACACGGTAGTAGGACACAACATCGTAGGCTTTGACGCACCAGTGCTAGAAAGGGTATGGGGCATCAAGATTCCGCCCAAGAAGATGCTGGATACACTGCTGCTCAGCCGCCTGTGGAACCCATCACTGGACGATGGGCACAGCTTGGACGCATGGGGCCAGAGGCTCCGCTATCCAAAGGGAGACTTCAGGGACTATGATGCTGGCTACAGTGAAGAGATGGCCCTGTATTGCAAGAACGACATCGGTCTTACAGTAGAGCTTCACAAGTATCTGGAGAAAGCCCTGAGCAGTGATGGCTTCTCTGAGGACTGTAGAGTCCTTGAGCGCAATGTGGCCTACGTCATTGAGAAGCAGGTACGCAATGGCTTCATGTTCGACAGGCAGGCAGGTGAGGCTCTGAACAACAAAGTCCTTACCAGGATGGCCGAGATTGAGGCCCAGTTCCAAGTGATGTTCCCACCAAGGCTGGTGGAGTTGTGGTCACTGAAGACCCAGAAGCCGTTGAAGCCCTATGAGGAAGTATTCAACTTAGGTGCAAGGCAACAGGTAGTAGAAAGGCTGTTCGAGTTGGGCGTAGGATCACAGTTGGCTGACCGTACCGAGACGGGCAAGTACAAGCTGTCTGAGGAAGTCCTTGATACCATCGACATTCCGGAAGCCAAGCTGGTCGTTGAGTTCCTGACCTTGCAGAAGCGGTCATCGCAGATCGAACAGTGGTTGAAGTATTGCACCGACAAGGGCAGGATTCATGGTAGGGTCATTACCAATGGTGCCGTAACGGGCCGTATGACGCATCAAAGCCCCAATATGGCACAGGTGCCCAATGCTGGGGCCTATATGGGCAAGGACTGTAGGGCACTGTTCATTGTGCCAGAAGGGAAGAAGCTGGTGGGCATTGATGCCAGTGCCCTTGAGTTGTGTATGCTGGCCCACTACATGCGCGATGAGGACTTTACGAAGTCAGTGTCGGAAGGGACGAAGGAACAAGGGACAGATGTGCATACGAGGAACATGCGGGCAGCGGGCCTGGACACTAGGGATCAGGCGAAGACATTTTGCTACGCCCTACTCTACGGGGCCGGACCGGGCAAGATCGGCAGCATTGTGAATGGTGGCTATGCAGAAGGTCAACAGTTGATGAGCCGCTTCATGGCAAGTATGCCCAAATTTGCACAGTTGAAGTCCAAGGTTGACCGCATTGCCTCTACTGGCTGGTTGCCTGGATTGGACGGAAGGCAGATGCGCATACGCTCCGCACACTCAGCCCTGAACACCCTGCTGCAAGGCGCAGGGGCAATAGTGATGAAGAAGGCATTGGTGATCCTGCACAATGAACTCACCAAGGCCAAGATGGATGCTCTCTTCGTGGTCAATGTTCATGATGAGTGGCAGTTGGAATGCAGTGAGGAACATGCCGAGCTTGTTGGCAAGATTGGCGTAGAGGCCATCAAGGAAGCAGGCAGGCAACTAGGACTCCGGTGTCCGTTGGACGGAGAATACAAAGTAGGTAACTCTTGGAAGGAGACACACTAATGAATTTCACGATAGGGCTAGATAGGGATCAGTGCATCGAACTGGTCGCTGTTATGCTGGACGAACTGGAAAAGGACATGATTGATGCATCCTGCAATCTGGCTAACGGTCAGTCCAGTTGGATATTCAGCACGGATGACGCTGAAGAGAAGAAGCAGATCAGGAAGATGTTGAAGGCAGTCAAGCGTGTAAGAAGTTGGTACAGGGCTTGACAGCCATATTGGCAACAATGTACTATGTTGCTGTAGTAAACCACAAACACCATTGGAGGCATTATGAATACTGAACGAGTCAAACTGAAAGATGTAACCCTGATGTGGGCCAAGCTGGACGAAGTGGACGAGATGTCCGGTAAGTACCAGGTAGACCTTGCCAACTTGTCCTCAGAGCACGTAGAGGCCATTGGCTCTCTTGGCCTTGAAGTCCGCAACAAGGAAGGCAAAGGCTTCTACATCACTGCCAAGTCAACCAAGCCCATTGAGGCTCTTGCGGCAGATGGTTCCATTCTGAAGCAGAAGATCGGCAATGGCAGCAAGGCCAACATCCTGCTTGGTGCCTATGACTGGAACTACAAGAACAAGAAGGGCAAGAGTGCCAGTATTGCCAAGATGATCGTCACCCATGTTGAAACCTTCAAGGGTGATGATGTCGATTCGGATGATGATCTGTTGTAATTAGAACAAGGCAGCTTAGGCCTTCTCCTCCCGGCAGCCCAGCCGTCTACGTAGGGCACTTATTGAGGACATTGTATGCTCCTGATTGATGGCGACATCATCTGCTACCGCAGTCTACATAGCCCTCAAGCTGAGAGCATGGCAGATGTCTGTAACATTGCAGATTGGACAATAAAGAACATCGTTGCCAATGCTGACCCTGTAGTGAAGAACTATAAAGTATTCCTTACAGGTTCAAACAACTTCAGAAAGGACATTGCCGTTACGGCTCCCTACAAGGGACAACGGCCTGAGAAGCCCGAAGGCTTGGAAGACATACGGGCACACCTGCTGGACTGGCACCCTTCAGTCCTGACAGAGGGCGAAGAAGCAGATGACGCCATTGCCATTGAGGCAACCCAAGGCGGCTCCAGCTACATCATCTGCACCATTGATAAAGACTTCGATCAAGTCCCCGGCTGGCACTACAACTTTGTCAAAGACAAGCGGTATTGTGTATCAGAACGAGAGGGGCTCTTTTTCTTCTACACCCAGATACTCACGGGTGACCGCATTGACAACATCATCGGTGTGCAAGGCATCGGGCCTGTAAAGGCAGAGAAGGCACTTAAGGACTGCAAGGACGAGAACGCAATGTTCAAGGTCTGCGTGGACATGATGGGCTACGACAGGGCTGTAGAGAATGGGCGGCTCTTGTGGTTGAGGAGACATAATGGTCAGATATGGGAGCCACCTGCGTCTAATGCAGCCTAAACCCAAAGCAGTGAAGAAGCGCAGTAAGGACAAGCCTCCTAAAGGATATGATAGCTGGTTTGAGTTTGAGTTACACCAGCATCTACTAAGAGGCTGCAAGTTCCACTCAGAGACAGTAGAGTACGTCCAGGTAAAGCAGTATCATCCTGACTTCATCTACCATGAAGGCAAGTTCAAGATATACATCGAAGCGAAGGGACGGTTCAGGGACAGATCGGAAGCAAGGAAGTATGTCGATGTTAAGAAAGGACTACAGAAACAGGAGGAACTAGTGTTCATCTTCTACAATCCAAAGACACCAATGCCCGGTGCACGTAAGAGATCAGACGGTACTAAGTTGACTCACGGTGAATGGGCAGAACTGCAAGGCTTCAGACACTTTACAGAAGAGACCATACCGGCATCATGGGGGAAGAAATGACACAATTGTTAATGCTCACTGCATCCTGTGCATCCATAGCATGTTTGATGTTGGTCATTGCTGACATCTACTATGAAGACCCAAGCGAAGAAGCATCCAATGCCTACAATCAGGCAACTGGTTTCTTGATCTCTGTTGGCAGCTTGACCCTACCGATATCCCTGATTAAGTTAATTATAGACTGAGGTGCCTATGCGCATAATGGTCATACCAGACTGCCATGTCAAGCCAGACGTACCGATAGACCATCTTGGCTGGGCAGGCCAGTACGCAGTAGAGAAGAAGCCAGATGTCATTGTGAACATTGGTGACTTCTGGGACATGCCCTCATTGAGCAGTTACGACAAGGGCAAGAGGAGCTTTGAGGGACGTAGGTACACAAAGGACATTGAGGCAGGCATTGAGGCCATGTCGGTCTTCATGGAGCCAATCAAGGAAGAACAGTTCAGGCTGAAGCGCAACAAAGAAAAACAATGGAATCCTCGTTTGATATACACAATGGGGAACCATGAGAACAGGATCAACAGGGCCATTGAGGACGATGCCAAGCTGGAAGGTCTGATTAGCTTTGATGACCTGCTGCTTGACCAATTCGGCTATGAAGTATATGATTTCTTGGAAGTGGTCACAATCGAAGGTGTAGCATTCAGTCACTACTTTGCATCGGGTGTCATGGGTCGTCCTGTCACTTCGGCTAGGGCAATCCTGACCAAGATGCACATGAGTGCCGTACAGGGCCACGTTCAGGATAGGGACATCGCCTATGCCAAACGGGCAGATGGCAAGATGATGACAGCCATCTTTGCAGGTATCTTCTACCAGCACGATGAGGACTACCTGGGCCGTCAAGGCAACAATAGCTGGCGTGGCCTGTGGATGCTTAATGACGTTAAGGATGGCAGCTTTGATGAGATGCCAGTATCTTTGGAATATCTGAGGAAGAAATATGACCGGAACAGCAAATGAGTGGGATGATCTGACGTTGACGACACAGTTGAACAAGTGCCTTAACTGGACTGGCCCTGCCAGCAAAGCCAGCAAGGAAGCAGCAGAGCGTCTCCTGCCCCGCTTTGACAATGTGGACAAACCTGCACACTACAATGCAGGAGGCATTGAGGCCATCGACTACATCAAGCAGCAGTTGGGACACGAAGGCTTCATTGCATACTGTGAAGGCAACGTCATCAAGTACGGCCATCGCTGGCGTTATAAGAATGGCGTTGAAGACCTGCGTAAGAAGCGTTGGTATCTGGAGCGGATGATCGAAGAGGTCAGTAAGGGCAAATAGCCTACACAAAAAGAAGCCCTCCGAAGAGGGCCACATAACAACGAAGAATCTTACGGCCCCTAATGGGGCCTTTTTGTTGGTTACGGTTTTGGAGTCCTTTCTGCCGTTTCGGCACCTTGAGTAGCCAAAGATGCTTTACTAAGAACCGAAGCAGCCATCACTTCGGACACACGTTTAGCCGCCTCATTGATGTCTATCTTGTTCTCCCGTTGCAGCCTTGCAGTATCAGCAATACGCTTCAGGCCTTCAGGATTCAATAGCAAGTCCATCATCTCCTGATCTCTGCGGCCTGCTGTGCGCATAGTGAACCAACGAGAGAAAAGGATAGATGCCTTATGTGCACCGCTGGATATACGGTCACGCATAAGAGAACCAAGTTGTGGTGCAGATGTGCCAGTGCTTTTTGCTAAGGCATCGGCCTCTTTGAACGAAGTGGCAAAAGCCATCTTGTCCGGATCAATCCTTCTAAGCATGTCGTTGGCGTAAGACAGGGCCTGAAGGGACTCAGTGTAAGTACTACCAAACCATTCATTAAACAAGGTAGCATTCTGGTTAATGAAGTCCCTAGCCGAAGGAGTGCTGAAAGCCTTATTGATAAGAGCAGACCGGATACCTTGTCGAACCGTCCTGGCACTTTCAGGATCAAGATTACGGACAGTTCTGGAGTATTGATCCAGTTTCATCGGACTAGAAATCATGTCATTGATGGCACTATTAACCCCACGCTCATGAACAGCCCTGAGAATGTTGTTTGCTTGGTCCTCTGCGTACTGATTGTACTGAGAATCTAAACGTGACTTCACAGCATCCATTCTGGCTACTGTGCCTCCAATGTTGCTCAGTTCGGCACGCAGCCCAGGAACAGTGTCCAACAGTGTCTTGTTTTCAGCAAGGAACTTGGCATAGTTGGCAGGCTTGAAATTGCCTTCAGTGTCAAAGGCAGTACGGCGAAGACGCATCAAGATTGCATCCTTGACGACAGGAATACCCTGATCGCCAACAAAACTAAGGAAGTCACGCGCCCGTTCTGGCTTTGCCAGATAGTTTCCTACAGTCTCAGTAAACTTCAGGGAGTCCAACTGGCTAAGACCAGCAGCATCGAAAGGGATGCCCAGCTTTTGATAGAATGACCTGTCAGTGGCACGGTAGGCGTCACCAAAGCCAGGCATCTTGTCTATCTCGGCTGTGAGTGCCTCTTTCATCTGACGAAGCAGAGGGTAACTTGTTTGTCCGTATGAGTTTCTAAGCGCCTTGTTGAGTTCTTGTTTGAGGCTGTCCAATTGCTCCAACGAAAGATCACGGAACTGTGTAGTCTCTGGTGTACGCACAGGACCAGTGCGGCCACCAAGCATAGCCCCTAAAGACGGCATGGCCTCAGTGGCAGGGACAACCTGTGGCCTAAGAAGCTGGTTTACTTTGCCTACCAGACTGGGGAACGGGGTGAACAGTTGAGCATCCAAGGCACCACTGACAAGATTCCACAGATTCCCAACACTGTCTTTAGGGAATACCATCCCTTGTGCAGTATAGTCCTTGATGAGTTTTTCATATTGGATATTCATCTCTTGCTTAACTGCGGCTTCCTTGGCATCAATAAGCCTACGGGCAGCAGTACCTACCTGAATAGGCTCTGCCTCAGTACGGGCAGCAGTAAGCACACGGTCAATACCTTGGTCAATCTGATCTCTGCGGCGAACAGCATTATCCAGATTGATGCCATAGTTGTCCCTAGCGTTTACCAAGTTCCTTCTGATTTCGTCAGGGTCAGTAGTGCCAAAAAGTCTATCCCTCCTCAGAAGGATAGCATTGCCTACGTCCTTCAAATTGGCCTCTACACCTGCCCTAAACTTGGGAGATTCTTTCAGCAAAGTCTCCATGTTCTTACGCACAATGGCATTGTCGTAAAGGGCAATACCAGGCGCTACTTCAAAGTTAGGGATCAACTCTGACATGACACGCAGGGTGTTAATGTGTTGGTCAATGTTAGGCTCAGTCGTGACAATATCGTCAATGACTGTTTTCATATTGGACGTTACAAGGAAATCAGAAGCCTTGTCGAGA